TCCTATACCAATCTTTCAATCCCGGAATATTTTCTAAATCCTCAAGAGTATGACCTCTAGATTGAAAATCACCAAACTCATCAACTGCTGCTTTTAGATTATCTAAATAAGCATCTTGATTACCACCACCAAAGATATTAACATTTTCATCAGTCCTAGGGTAAGTCATATTACCAACAGTCATACCATCAGGATGTATCTGTGTGACTGGTATGTCATCGTGAGACAATAAACCTTTAGCTACTAAATCTGCAATTACAGGGTCATTATCGAGAGTATTCTGTTTTAACATATTAGACCTTCTATCAGCTTCAGATATTGCGTTTTCTTTTCCTACCATCGCATTATATTCATCCAAATCCATAGGGTCACCCCATATTAATGGTTCTGAAGTCTGAAGATTTCCTGTAGAACTAAAAGGAAAAGGTTGAAACCTATCATCTGCTGTATCTATTCCAACAGGTTGATTAGAACCGGTTATTTGGTTCTGAAAGATATTATCTCCAGTTGGATAAGTTGGAAGACCTATTTGTGGATTTCCTTTAGGAACAGGGTATAATTCACCCAGACCTTCTAAGCCCGATATAAGACCATCCCTTTCTGCCATTCTAGTATCCCACTCAAGAGGATTTAAAACCTCAACTCTGTCACTATCTATTAAACCAGCATCTATTGCATTTTGTAAATCTGCAGTAGTATATGAATTTCCTGTCGGTAGACCTGATGGATTATTAGGGTCATACCCATAGTCTGTAAATTTTCCTAAATTAGGGTCTATACCTGAGCCATAAGGGTCTGGATTTAAAAAATCTAGACCTGAGTCCATCTGTGGGTCATAAACTGGAGTTGTAGCGGTGTCTACAGTCTTCATCATATCATCACCAAAACCCATATTCTGTAATTGTTGTGCATCAGAACGTATGCCTAATACTAGATTACCGGGATAATCAAACATACCGGCATTTGGATTCTCTGCTCGCCATCTAGCGTGGTCCTTTCTGTATGCCGCCCAATAATCATCTGCTTCCATAGCATCTTCTGCTGTAGCATATACAGGACCAGTTTCATATTCGCTGCCAGATGGTGGTGTTGGTGTTGCTGGTTGCTGTGGTGTTGTCGTTTGAGTTCCAGAATATGGGAAAGATTGATACCAAGGTTGTCCCATATCAGAGCTCATCCACCAAGGTGAATCTTGAGTACCTCCATAATTACCTCCATAACCACTTCCGTATGGATAATCTATCTGACCGAAGCGGTATGGATTATAAAAGCCTCCACTACCTGTCTGATAAGGATTATTGAACATACCTGTCTGTTGTTCTCCCGGCAATCTATAATATGCGGGTGCTCCCCATATAGGATTTGGATTTATATAAGGTTGTGATGAAGCTTGAGTATTACTTGAATTACCACTAAATATATTATTGCTGCCCCCGATTGGATTATTCTCTATACCAACACCACCCCAAGGTTGGTTAGGGTCAAAACCGGGAACTTGGTCTAAAGTCCACCCACCAGTTGGATTACTATTAATAGGTGGCGTACCACCACTAAATATATTATTTTGATTTCCTAAGTCATTTGTCCATTTTTGAGAATAACTCTGCCAATTACTATTCGGAGGTATAAATCCATTATTAGGAGCGTTCCAAGTTTCACCTGTAACTGTATTAGTCCAAGGAACTACAACTCTACCTAGCTGTGTACCTTGAGTAAATCCTTCAGGCATACCAGCAGGACCTTGCCACTCTATAGGACGACCTGTGGGTAAAGCCCACAACCTTTTTCCTATACTCTGTTGGGTAGGTATACTAAACGCATCTCCTTGTCCTGTAGAGTTTAAGTATTCTTGTAGTGCATTGAGATGAGTGCTTGAACCAGTCATCTCATTTCCATTTAAAGTATACTCCCGAACATCCATCGTTGAATGTGAGGGTGGATTAAAACCCGACATATCTAATCCAGAATATGCTGGGTCTGTCTCCCAGTATGGTTTTGCGTCTGGAAATGATGGTGTTGGTGCTGGTTGAGGAGCACCACGATGAGTGCCGGGTTGCTGGAATCCAATAGACGTATCTGGTCTACCAAACGCATCTCCTTGTCCTGTAGAGTTTAAGTATTCTTGTAGTTCACTAGCCCAACTACTAGAACCGTGATATGTCTTTCCATTTAAAGTATAAGGTGACATATCCGCAGTCTGTTGTCCTCTAGGATTGAATCCAGACATATCCAGACCTTCCCACTGTGGACCGGAATACATATTACCAGTTTTATATAGAGGTGGAAGTATTGCCATCAGTTATATGTCCTTTAAGTTAAATTTTGTGCTATATTACAGTACATCTTAGTGCCGTCTGAGACACATTTAATTAAATCTACCTTACCGCTTCCTGAAGTTATAGTAGGGTCATTACCTCCAATGAATGAAAAATCACTACTGAAAGTAATATCATAAGCTCCTGTATTCTTAACTAAGAATGTTGCCTCTACACCCGATGTCATATTAGAGACATCAAGCTGATAATTTCCTTGTACACTAACTATAAATACATTAGTATTAAGCAAATTAGCTGTTTGAGCAGAAGCTAGTGTTATAGTCTCAGAAGCCGTAGGATGAGCTTTAGTGAATGTTTGTGGCGAAGCTAGGGTTACTATCTCCTCACCATCTATAGTCCCTGTAGTAGCCGTTAAGGCGTTACAAGTAAAATTCTCTGAAGCATCTCCATTCACATCAGCTTTAGAATTAACTGCTGTCCTTACTGCTGTAAATTCAGTATTAAAATCATCTCCACTGATTACTTTTCCGGGAGCTGTATCTGCTAGAGCATCCTTTCCAGACCAACTTACTGCTATTGTATAATTACTCATAATGTTTTACCTTGTTTAAATAATAATGATAATGATTGTAGTGACGCTTTATAACCTTTAGATACTCCATCCCACTCCAATCTTATATATTTAGCATTCCCTGCTAATGGGATTGAATGTTCCTTCCATCCGTGTATCGGAGCATACTTAGATGATTCTGGATGTGTCGTAGAACTATGTGTATGTGTAGCTCCGGTAGCTCCATAGAATGAACCTGACTCTCCCCAATAAAAAGGTTCACCACTTAATGCAGGGTTGAGTTTAAAAGTAGGTGTAATCTTAGGTTCAGTTTCAAAATCCTTATACACCCTAACACCAACATCAGTACCCTGACCACCTGATACAACCATAATTAATCTTTTCAATATAGATGATTTAACTCCTTGTCCTAAGTCTAACCATACTGTAGCAAAGGAACTCGTATAACTATTATAAGTATATACATCAGAACCACTATAATCTACATCATAATAACCTTCATAAGTAGAAACCCTTCCTGACTGCTGTCCTACTAAAAGACCATAAGTTGAAGTATAAGCTAAACTAGCAGGTTCTCTATCATCTGTAAATTTCCATTTAGTTATCCTTGGTGTCTCTTTCTGTGTTTTATATGTAGTATCAAAAACATAAGTGACATTTCTATCTACAAAAGATATTATATATAAGCCTTCATTCTGCATAAATACTGATTTAACATTTGTACTCGCATTTATGTTAGCTATAAGTTCATCTTTAATGGTTATAGATTTCTCTGTAAGAGGTAACTTATCTAATTGTGTAGTTCTATATAGAGACCTAACACCAGTATCAGATAAGAAATATAAGTCATCTCCGATACTTTGTATTGAATCTCTAGAAATACATCCAATACCCCCTATAACTTCATCTAAGGCTATATTATCTATATCATCAGGACTATTATATATAGCTATATTCTCTCTACCAAATATTACTAGCTTTCCTGCGAAAGAATGTATAGCTACAATATTATCTTGTCCCCAGACACTCTTTAAATCTATATAACCACCGGTATCTGCAGTAGCCCATAAATGAGCATCTAATAACTTAGAATAATATAGAACATCATTCTCTTCAGATATACCACCAGCCCACATCCTACCATAGAAACCCAACATACAACTTGGGTCGAAAGTAGATACTCCGGGAGGTGCTGTATATGAAGCATCATCTTTTAATTCATCCCAAGTGCTAGACTCATAATGTAGAGGGTCTTCACCATCTTGACAAGCAAATAATTCATTATTGAAGTTTACGAACTGCCAGTCTGAAGTTGTCGCTCCTGTGGCATAATCATTAATAAATGCATCATCCTTGTCAGTTAAATCTATCTCATATATATCATTATCAATACCAGCAAATATCTTATAGTCAGTACCATCATAATGCTCTACTAAAGCTCCTATCTTAGCACCACCATTTAGAGTCTTTTGTTTTAGACCCTTACGGAAGGCTACCTTACCACCTTCAGTATAGACAATATTATCTGCTGCTGTAAACCAATTAGGACTTAGTGCAGTAGCAGTAGTTTGTGTATCTATGCCATCTATGCCTATAGTATCTAATGGTATAGCTTGTATTGGTTTAGCTTCTAGTCCCATAAGTTATACTACAACCCAATCTCTCTCATACTCCATATTCCCAGCATCTAATTGTACTGCGAGATTTAAAGAATCTCTAGCCTCTGCAGCAACAACACTAGAAATACTGCCACCATCTTCACCTCGTTCTGAAACTGCTCGAGCCCACGCACCAAGAATTACTGGCTGTGAAGGGACTCTAAGTATCTGAGCCGCTGTAGTTAATTCTTTTTGAGCACCTACTATATTAACTGAAATAGTCTGACTAGAATCAGGAACAGGATAAAAATCAATATTAAAATCAGGTTCTCTTCCTGCTGCAGCCTGTGATATACCATTAAAAGCATATTTAGTAGGCTTACCAGTAGAAATACTAGTTAGAGGGAATACTTGTTCGTTAAGCCAATCATTAGGTACTTGAGTTAATACTTGTCCGGTATTTTGACATATAACATCTAATACTTTAAAAGTGACACCTGCTCCTCTAACCGAATCACCTAATGTATACTGCATATTACCTGATGATGTCTTAACATTAAAAGTCTCTCTCAATGCATTCCAATCGTGATAAGACTCTACATTCTTTTTAGAATCATTAACAAGCTCACCAATTAATTTCTGATAATCCGTTACAGTTACAGAGTCATATAAGTCTCCTGACCAATCTGAACCTATAGTATCTTCTCTGAGTCTTCTTAGTACACTATTTATAATCTCTCTAAATGTCATATTATCTTCCTTTTGCTAATTGTGCTCCGAAATAAAATTCTATAATCATAGTAGCCCATTTGAATATTTCATCCATCTTGAGTAATCCTTCTACAGAAGCATATTCTACTACATCCGGTGTAAGTT